AGAGTCTATCGTAGGGCTGATCTAATTCGGCTGAAGATGACTGACCCAGATCGTTATGAGGCGTTAAGCGGAGAAATCATGCAAGCGTATCAAGACGGTAGGGTTAGATAATTTAACTAATCGTTTTTTTGGAGATTTAACATGGCAACAGCATTTTCCCCCAGCGGTTCAGTAACCGTAACTACAGCAGACAAGTTCATTCCTGAAATTTGGTCAGATGAAATCGTAGCTTCCTACAAGAAAAACTTGGTTCTTGCGAACTTGGTTATGAAGATGAACTTCAAGGGCAAGAAAGGTGACACCATTCACATTCCTGCACCTACCCGTGGTTCTGCTTCTGCTAAAGCCGCTGAAACAGCAGTCACTTTGATTGCTGCTACAGAGTCTGAAGTTCAAGTATCTATCAACAAGCATTATGAATATTCACGTTTGATTGAGGATATTGTCGAAGCTCAAGCCTTAAACAGCTTACGTAACTTCTATACCTCTGACGCTGGTTATGCCTTGGCTAAACAAGTTGATACTGACTTGGTTCAGTTGGGTCGTTCTACCAATGGCGGTGCTGGTACAAACGTGTACGCAACGGGTGCTTTTATCGGTGGAGATGGTACTACTGCTTATGTTGCCGCAAGCAATAATGAGTCAGCATTGACCGATGCCGCTATTCGCCGAACTATTCAGCGACTGGACGACACTGATACCCCAATGGATCAGCGTTTCTTCTTGATCCCTCCATCAAGCCGCAACACTATGATGGGTCTGGCTCGTTACACTGAACAGGCCTTTGTTGGTGGTACAAACAATACCATTCGCACTGGTGAGATCGGTAACTTGTATGGTATCCCTGTGTTTGTATCAAGCAATACTGATACTGCATCAGGTTCTGCCGCAGCACGAGTTTGTTTGATGGGTCACCGTGATTCAATGGTACTGGTTGAACAAGTTGCTGTTCGTTCGCAAATCCAGTACAAACAAGAGTATTTGGCTACTCTGTTCACTTCTGACACTCTGTATGGTGTTCAGATTCTCCGTGCCGCCGCAAGCACTGGTGCAGCTAAATCTGCATCTATGTTCGCTCTCTTAGTTCCTGCCTAATTGCAGTTGTCCCTCCTATCTCTAGAAGTAGGGGTAGGGGGACTTTTTTAACCTAATTAGGAGAAATCAAAATGGCAGCAGCAACAGCAGTAACAAGTCGCAGAGGTAATGACAGTTTTCGGGGTGTATTCTCCGACACTTGGTCTGTGTCAGCAACTCTAAACGCATCATCTTTAGCAGATGGTGTTGGCGAGACAAACACAATAGCCGTTCCTGGAGTTAAGTTGGGCGATATTGTGATGAACGTAAGCATGGGTGTTGATATTTCAGGCATCACTGTCACGCCTTATGTTTCAGCAGCAGATGTGGTGTCTATTCGTTTTCAAAACGAGTCAGGCGGCACATTGGATTTGGCCTCCACAACAGTTAAATGTGTGGTTGTTCGCACTGTGTAAAGATAGGGGGGCTAGTCCCCCCTTTCTCATTTAAGGGTTTTATGGCTACTTTTCGCTGTCTTCAATCAGGTAACACTGTAACTTTCACATATCAACATGATATTGATTCTATGAAGGGTCATCAGGGATATGTAAGGATAGACGAGCCAGAAGTAACCACAGAATCTGTAGAATCAGAGACTAGAACAGATACCGCATTTGCGCCTGTAATTCCAACATTTAAGCGTATGGGAAGACCCCGAAAGGTAGCAAATGTCTGAGATAGATGCTCGTGATTTTGGTCGGTTAGAGGCTCAAGTAGAGGCTTTGAATGGTCAGGTAACTCAATTAAGTACCGATGTAAAAGCATTACTTGAACTTGCCAACAAAAGTAAAGGCGGTTTTTGGATGGGGATGGTCATTGCATCTGCCTTATCTGGAGTTGTTAGTTTCTTTGCCGCACGGTGGTTCAAGTGAAAGAAGGACTTCTTTCCGGCGTTGTTTGTCCATTGCCTACGCAAGACATTGAACTTAATTTAAAAAATCGTAATAACGCTTTTAAGAACTTTGGATATGGTGCGCCAAATCCACTTGAACCCAATGAAGCGTTTTGGCTGAAGAAAGCCAAGATGTATAACGCACCTACCGATGTTGTCAAGACTATGCGTTGTGGCAACTGTGCGGCATTTATCCAGACACCAACAATGATGCAGTGCATCAAAGACGGTCTTGAAAAAGGTAAAAGCTCACCTAATGAACTTGACTATGATGAACAGTTTATTGAAGCTGCTGATCTAGGATTCTGCGAATTGTTTCACTTCACTTGTGCATCACTCCGCACTTGTGATGCTTGGAAATCTGGTGGTTCAATCAAAAAGGACTGATATGAAGACAACTAAACCCAAAACTCCTGCTAACGCCCCTAAAAAAGGCATTCCCATAGCAATCATGGTTGCAGTTGGCAAACCCAAAGGTATGCCTACTCGTGGTGGTCGGACTGCTACTAACATGATGAAAAAAGCAGGACGTGGAAAATGAAAACCAAAGCCCAAAAGAAGATTAGCAAGGTTATGACTGAGTATGGCAAGGGTGAATTGCACTCTGGCTCTAAAACTGGCAAGGTTGTGAAGTCTCAGAAGCAAGCAGTTGCTATTGCTTTGTCTGAAGCTGGTATGTCCAAGCCTAAAAAGAAGATGAAAAATGGCTACTAAGCAGGGACTTTATTCTGCAATTCATGCTAAACAGGCTCGTATAAAGGCGGGTTCTGGTGAAAAGATGAATAAGGTGGGGTCTAAATCTGCACCTACTGCTGCTGACTTCAAACAGGCGGCAAAGACTGCAAAGAAGCCCAAAAAGGTGAAGTAGATGAAAACACCCACTTGGCAAACAAAAGCTGGTCAAAATCCAAAAGGCGGCTTGAATGCCAAGGGGAGATCGTCTTATAATCAAGAAACTGGTGGTAATTTGAAACCTCCAGTGAAGTCGGGGGATAATCCTCGCAGGGCAAGTTTCTTGGCTCGTATGGCTGGTAACAGCGGTGCAGAGTACAAGGATGGTGAACCAACAAGACTGCTTCTTTCGCTCAAGGCATGGGGGAGTACCTCCAAAGCTGACGCTAAGATAAAAGCTAAAGCTATATCCGCAAGGAACAAGGCAAAAGCAAAATGAGAGCATTATCAGTTGGCGCAAATCTTACAGCAAACACGCTGACAACCCTCTATACAGTACCTACTGGTTACTATGCAAGGGTGGTATTGCTACGAGCAGTTAATACAGGTTCGCAAAAACATATTTCTTTTAGTTGGACAGATACCTCTGAGTCTGCTACATATTCTCTTGTATTTGAAACTGCTTTAACTACCAAAACTACACAAGATTGGGGAGGCGTATCTTATTTTGTGATGGAAGAAGGCGACATACTTAAAGCACAATCTGAGGCGGCATCTACATTTTCAGTAGTAGTTACCATTGAAGAAGAAGGATTGACTAGAACATGACCTACCTTGAATTAATTAATGATGTACTCGTAAGGTTGCGTGAGACAACTGTTTCTACAACAACTGAAACAACCTATTCAACTCTGATTGGCAAGTTTGTCAATGACGCAAAACGTCAGATTGAAGATGCTTTTAGTTGGAACGTACTAGGTCAAGTAATTACAGTCACTACAGTGGCATCTACAGCATCTTATTCTTTGACGGGTGCTGGTCAGAAGTTTCAAGTAATGGATGTAATCAACACCACAAGCAATGTTGGCTTGATTAACATCAGCTTTGTGGACATGAATCGCAAGCTGAACTTTACGCCACTGGTCAACTCAATCCCTACTGAATTTGCTTTTGATGGAGTTGATTCCTCATACGACACTAAGGTAAATCTTTATCCAATCCCTGATGGTGCATACACAATCAAGTTTGCTTTGACAGTTCCGCAAGCAACACTGACATCTGGTTCAACAGTTGTACTGGTGAGTGATGTTTTAGTGGCTCAGAATGCTTATGCCCGTGCATTGGTAGAACGAGGTGAAGATGGTGGTCTATCTTCATCTGAAGCGTATTTGTTATACAAATCTATGCTGTCTGACCAAATTGCTTTGGAAGGTACTCGCTACCCTGAAAATCAGGAGTTTGTTGCGATATGAGTCAAGCAATTCAAACCTACAGCATCTCAGCCCCAGGATTTTATGGGTTGAACACTCAAGACTCGCCTCTTGATTTGAATGCTGGCTTTGCTTTGGTTGCGACAAACTGCATCATTGACCAGTATGGTCGTATTGGTTCACGCAAAGGTTACTCAAGAGTCAATTCTTCTTCTGGAAATCTTGGCGCAAATGATGTAAAAGTCATTCATGAGTTAGTCCAAGCTGATGGTACTTTGACTGTTCTATTTGCTGGAAACAATAAATTATTCAAACTTGACGGGTCTAATGCTGTTGTTGAGTTGACTTATGGTGGCGGTGGTACTGCACCAACAATCACGGCAAGCAATTGGCAATGTGCTTCTTTGAACTCAATAACCTATTTCTTTCAAGTAGGTTATGACCCATTAATTTATGATCCCGCTGTAAGTACAACTACATTCCGCAGAGTTTCTGAAAAATCTGGTTATGTAGCAACAGTTCCAAGTGGAAACATTGTCATCTCTGCTTTTGGTAGATTATGGGCGGCAAGTACTTCTGCAAATACTTCAACTGTTTACTTCTCTGACTTGATTGCTGGTCATGTTTGGTCAACAGGTACTTCAGGTTCTTTGAATGTAGACCGTGTGTGGGTCAATGGTGCTGATGAGATTACGGGGCTTGCTGCACACAATGGTTTTCTGTTCATCTTTGGTAAGCGTCAGATTCTAATTTATCAGAATGCAACTACACCAGCTTCAATGCAATTGAGTGATACTGTTGAAGGCATTGGTTGTATTGCAAGGGATAGCATTCAGACAACCAGCACTGATGTTCTGTTCTTGTCTAATTCTGGTGTCAGATCGTTGATGAGAACGGTGCAAGAGAAGTCTGCACCAGAACGAGACTTGTCTAAGAATATTCGCAATGACTTAATGGGTACTGTGGCTGGCGAGACACTAGCAAACATCAAGTCTATTTATTCTGAAAGAGAAGCATTTTACCTATTGGTAACTCCAAGCATTGATACTACTTGGTGTTTTGATACCAAAGCATATCTACCTGATGGCTCTGCAAGGGTTACTACATGGGACTCAATTACGCCTAAATCGTTTTTATTCCGTAGGAATGGTACGCTTTATATAGGTCAGAATGGATATGTAGGTTTGTATGGAAATTACCAAGATTACGCAAGCTCTTACAGGATGCTGTACTACACTAATCATGCCGATCTTGGTGACCAGAATGTAACTTCAATTTTGAAGAAATTGTCTATTGTTGTTATTGGTGGAACAAATCAGGACGTTACATTTAAGTGGGGATTTGATTTCAAGACAAATTATTTGTCCAGCAACACAACAATTCCAGAGCAAGGTGTTTACTATTATGGAGTTGCAGAGTATGGTTCAAATGCAACAGTTATTGCATATTATTCTGA